TTGTACAAGTAATCGAAGTACCTGCAAACACTTTATGTTTGTATGCAGGTATGGATGTCCTAACCGCTGACGGTGCAGGTAACTCTGGAACATTATCTCTTGGTGATGGAGCAGACGTAGATAGATACGTTTCAGCTTCAACAGCAACTGCAGGTATGGAAACAACCAGAGCAAGAGCAGGTGACAGTTCAATGGGAACAACATCTGTCGGTTATGGCGTGTACGCTGCTGCTGACACTATCGACTTAGTAATTGCAACAGGTGCAGTGGATTGTAAAGTCCGTGTATTCTGTGTACTTGCTGATTTTGATGGCGAAGGCGATTCAGAAGCACAAAAAGTATCATTTGCATAATTGCAAATATGGGGAGGGGTTTATACCCCTTCCTGCTTTATGAAGTTTTTAATAACTCTGATAATATTTTTTAATGGGGAAATATCTCCTAAAATTTATACATATCAACTTTTAGATTTCACAGATTATAAAACTTGTGAAATATTTATAAATACAAAACAAGATTTTTTAAAAGAAACAATACAAGGACAGTTTCCTACTAAAACAATAAAAAGTAGTGCTGTTACATGTTTAACTCCTGAAGAGGTAAATAATTTAAGAGAATATACTATGGGTAAAAAATGGGAACAAAGACATATTTAACATTAACTAATTTAGCTTTGAATGAACTGAATGAAGTAGAACTAACAAGTTCTAACTTTACTTCTAGTAGAGGTATACAAACGTCTGCTAAAAATTTTATTAATAAAGCAGTTAATGAATTATATATGTCTGAAATAGAATGGCCTTGGTTACATACTAATAACACACAAGTATTAAACACTGGCCAACAAGAGTATACTTTTCCCACTGCATTTAGAAAAGCAGACTTTGATACATTTACAATTAAACCAACAGAATTAATTACTAATGGTGAATTTACATCTGACATAAGTAACTGGACAGCTGTAGACGGTACTCCAACATATGTTTCTACAGGTAATGGTAGATTACAACTTAATGATGCAACAGTAACACAATCTATCTCTACAGTTGTAAATAAAAAATACAGATTAACTGTAAGAGCATTCGATACAGTAGGAACAGGTCAAGCATTTAAGATTCAAGTAGGAACTGCAGCAGAAGGCACACAAAATTTAAATGAAACATTAACAGTAGAAAACTTTGGTAATGGTGCAATATTATCTACATCTTTTGTTGCAACTGCACAAACAACCTTTGTTACAATAAATAATCCTACAACTGTAACTAACATGCAGGTAGATTTTATCAGAGTATCTGCAGATGAAGTTCCAATAAATTTAAAGTATATAAGTTATGATGCATATATACAAGGTAGATACACAAGTGATGAAAAGAATAGTGATTCACAATATGGTAAGCCTATATTTGTATATAGAACACAAGACCATTTAAGTTTCGGAGTATCACCTATACCTGATGAAGATATTTTTACAGTACATTATGAATACTTTAAAACACATACAGAATTATCTGCAGCTACAGATACTTTAGATTTACCAGATATTTATGCAGATGTAGTTGTCAATAGAGCAAAATATTATTTATATAAATTAAGAAATGATGTTCCTATGGCAAACATAGCAAATGCAGAATATGAAAAAGGTGTAGAAAGAATTAGAGTAGAAATGTTAAATAGACAAGAGTATATGAAAGATACTAGAGTAAATTTAAATACTACATCTAGAACAACAAGCAACACATCAGTTTTAACATTTACATAGAATGGCACAGGTACAACCTTCAGTTGTTAGTTTAGGTGGAGGATTAATCTTAAACAAAGATGTGTTCTCTATGTCACCTGGAGAAGCACTACAACTTAGAAATTTTGAACCAGATATAGAAGGTGGATATAAAAAAGTATTAGGCACAAC